TTTACAATACATTGAATAACGTTGTGTACCCATTTGAGTGATATATTTCTTATGTAGATTTACATTGTAACCTGAACAACTAGGGCATGAATACTTTTCTTCACCGAATAGCACTCCGTAATGAGTAGTGTTTTTAACGTATGGTTGTAGTTTATTAAACACCTTCTCAAGAATAACAACATCTTGTTTGCAATAGTCAACCATTAGTTGAAGAGCATCAGCATCCTTGTCTAAAATTATCTTTTTCCATGTTGAGAAACCTCCGTTATCTTTCTTTTGACCTTCACCAAATAATTTAGCGAGATAATCCAATTTGTTTGAATTAAAATAAAAGCCATTTCTAGCGTGTTTAAGCGTGTCTATTGAGACGTAATGAGGAAACATTTCAATACCTTGTAACAATGCTCTTGTACGTAACCATTTAACATCAAATTTATCACTATTATGACCTACAATTTCGTGAGCTGAGTTCATTATTTTAATAAACTCTTTTAATAGTTTCTTGTCGTCTTGTTTTTTATCCCAAGTAAGTGAATGAACCTCATCTTTACCTTCCCACTTCCAACATACGCAGATGATCTTACGCTCTTCAATAATGTTGTCGGGGTCGATGTTTAGTTTATAGCCAGCACGCCATGAAAACACAATATTCGGACTTACTTCGATGTCAAAGAATAATCTTTTACGCATAAAAAAAGGTTAGGTAAATAAAAAAAGCGGTTGTTATTCCGCTTCAAATTCGTCTACAATTACGAAACTCCACGTTCGTTGTGGTTTAAATAGGTTTAAAATCTTAACGTAGTCAGGTGTGTTATTGAACACAAGGCAACCTTCTGACCATGGACCTATTTCTCTGATCACCAAGTTACTTTTTAAATTATGAGTTGCGGCATGAAAGTTAAAACCTCGAATGTCAGTTTTTATTTCTGTAGTTGGATTCGTTTTTCCGTCGGTTGTAAAGTCACGACGATATGGAAAACCTTTTGCTTGAATTCCCGCTGGAGTCTTCCCTCTGTGAAGTCCAAGTTTATAGCCATCGTAATTCCATACGTTTGCCTCAACTACTCCAGAGCCTTTATGACCTTTATTAGTTGTACAAGTTGTAACAGTAACAAATTTCGACCCGTTAAAAATATAGCACTTATCGTCGAATAGGTTTGCAGCATCTTCATTTGAGCGTACAAATAAAGCCCAATAATTAGATGGAATACTTTCGAAGGTGTCTAATGATTTAACCTTGTCAAGTAGTTGTTTGTCGGTGTATTTTCTCACATTCATAATCCTATTTTTTTATTTGCTTTTAAAAGTAAAATAATTAACAAGATAAGGCCAAGAATAACAATAAAAAATTTTATCATAGAACTTAATGATGTCTTTTTTTCTTTCGCTATTTCTTTACGGTCGGTCTTTGCGTCTTGCTTTAGTTGTAATCTGTCCGTTTTGGCATCTTGTTGAATTTGTTCTTTAATTATTTTATATTCTGTGCGTGTTTCGTACCGTGTTTTTGGAACGTAAACAGTGTTATTTTGCACTATTGTATCTCGGTAGTTATAAAAGTATTCCTTGAATCCATCTTTTATTACTGAGTCACGGAAATAAACTCTAACTGTGTCAATTCTAGTTTCAATCTTTGCACCTTTTTTTATGGCTTTATTTATATGATAAGATGCAGAACATGAATTTAAGAACAGAAAAAATGCTGTAAATAATATAGCTAAAATAAATCCTATAAGTTGTCTTAAATTTATCATTCTTGCAGTTCTTTTTTAACGTCTTTAGCTTTGCGTAGTAAGTCAGTAATCTTGGTTATAAACGAATAACCTTTAACCTTGGTAAAACTTTCGTCCATTGATTTAACCTCTATTGAAATAAGTACTAACGCAAGTAGTTTTGTACTAAGGTGATCAACTGCTACGACTGTTTGAGTAAGGTCATTTAAAATGTAGTAATCAGTGGCATAAGTGATTATAACCGCAGCGCAATAAGTTATTAATTTAGGTACAAATCCGTGTCGCAGTTTTTTAGATTGAATGCTTTCGCCTGTTTTATGTGCCTTCCATAAACCGAAAAATGTATCAATAACCGTGGACAATGCGACAAGTAAAACGATAAATTTAATCGGACTTAAAAAGACCAACAACGAATTAAACAAAGTAATTAAATATGTTTTCATAGGTCGATAATAGCTTGTAACCAACTACCATTTGAAGGTTGTCTCGCTCCAAGTTTTTGAGCAATAGCCTGAATTAGTGGTGTTCCGTTAGTAAGTTCTCTTTGGTCAACTCTATAATAAACCGCAAGGTTGAAAAGAGCGTTGTTGTCCGTTCTCACGCCGAATTTATCGCACAAAGCAAACAACCAACTACCATTCACAGGTTTTGTTATTTTTTCTTTTGCGCACCATTGTTGCATTAAATCCATTAGAGTATAAGTATTTGAGTTGTGTAACCTGTGTCTTCTTTTTTGCTTGGCTTGATATCCGAGTCTTTATTAAGTTCAGAAATAAACTCAGGGAACAAGTCTTTATTTTCCTTTAAATATCTAAATAATCTCGCTTCGTAGAAACTTGCCTTTTGTCCGTAGTGTTCCATTGAAAACGCAACTTCACTTTGTGTAACTGAATTTGAGTAATCACCAAATTGTTGTTGGATACCTTTGTTTTTAAGTTGGTAACTAAGTCCGAAAACAGCATCTTCAGCCGAACGCCACGCGACTACTGGTTGGATGTAAGTTACAAGTGTTTCCTCGTCGTTATTTAAAGTCTGTGCATTGTAACCTGTCAACATGTAGTTATAAAAGTAAGTCCCAAGAATAGGTTGCACTCGCATATCTGACTGAGTTTTAATGTATGGTGTAACATCATTCACGTCTACATTTGCCGTTATCGGTGTTTGTGTCTTTAAGTAGTTTTCAGTTATAAAGTAAATCATAATGTAGGTGTTTGCGTTGCTATTGTTGCTGCAGCCTGTTGATCTCTAGTAACATCACCACCTTCAACAGGAGGAAGCGAAGCCATTGCACGAATTTCGTTTATTGTCATCGACTCAAGAACTTTTGTTGCGAGTAACGGAGACATGGTGTTAAGAGCGTCGCTAACTGCGTTCGTGTCTTCGTCAAGTTCAACGATTGTTTCGTTTACGATTTGGAAATTGTTTATAGTAAAATCAGCTTTAACGTCAGCAATTTTTAACAAGTCATTTATTATGTCCTCGATAATATCTCTTAAAGGAATAATAGTGTTTTTTTCGAAAATAATGTAAGATTGTTTGATATCGCTTCCTGATCCAAGCTTTCCACTTACTCTGATTCCCATTAAGATAGGGTCAATTATATGTGCTTGACAAATCTTAGAATCAATACTTTCTGTTGTTACTTGAAATAAGTTATCATTTGAATTTGTCGGAATACTTTCGATTTTAGGTAGACTTTCCGCGTTGTTTGCAAAAAAGGCAATCGCCTTACCGCCATTTTGTGCGCCTTTCGCTTTGTCAATAGTGTTTTTAATTGCTATTTTTTCTTCTTCGCTCTGTGGTTTCTTCGGGAACATCATTGCAAACGATGGAAATATTGAGTTTATTATATTACTCTTTTGCAAATACGACATTTCACCATCCAAAAAAGCCCAATTCATAGCAGAACTGTATTGCGGAAGTGGATACACATCTTGCCCAACTGAATTATTTTCATAAACATATAAGCATTCACGTTGCTTAACATTCCATTTATATGGTTTTATCTCTTTAATATCAATCTGAGAATTCCAATCATCACAAATAAAATAAGTTTCTCCGTATTTATCACGTCGAATCTTTTCAGCACCTATATGTTTGATCTTAATTATATCACCCGATTGATTAAAACAAAGATAAAAGTAAGCTCGATTGTGAATAATAACGTCTTTTGTTAATACAGGAACAAGTTGTTTTAAGTTGGTTCTTTTATCAAACGTGTAGACATCTACTTTTTCAATTGCAGTTGCATCTTTATTAACTGTTAATTCAAAACCACCGCCTACTGCTGCATTAGTTTTATAATCAACTATCGCTCCATGTAAAGGACTTGTGTAATACATTTGATTTAGCAGTTGAGGATACAAATTATCTGATCCAAAACGAATATAACCGTTTACTTGTTGTCGTGGGTTAACGTAAGGTAGTGAAAGGTTGCCTTCACCTACTCTTAAAAAAGGAGTTGAAAATGCTTGGTAATTATTACCTTCAACAACTTGAACTCCTTCTTTTTTTCCTCCTATTTCTACTCCGAATATTTTCATACTAATCATAAATGCTATTAGGTGCGTCACCGTTAACCACCATTCTACCTTCTTCAACTAAATTTAATCCATTTGTATTAGTGTTAGGATCAACTATAATTGGCGTTAGGCTTTCGTAAACTTTATAAGTGTATTGACCGATGATTAAAGTCAAGTCAACACCTTCTTCTAAAGTGAATAAATTATATCGATAAGTATATGGTGATGTATCAACACCTACCCAGTAAATCGGTTGTGCCTCCGTGTTGAATTCGTTCTCAAACTCAAATAACCAAAATGGAGTTGTTAGCGTTGCGCTTTCTGTCAACGTCAATACAAATGTATTTACTTCACCTTTATCTAAATAAATCATCTTAATTAATAATAGTATTTAAAACGTGTTTGTTATAAATAAAAAACCCCCGACATAAATCGAGGGCTTAAAATATCTAAGTAGTCTGTTAGATAATTGTAGGGATAACGTCTGGATCTACTTCAAAAGCAAGGTTTTCCGCTTCCGCAGTCAATACTAGACTGTATTTAGAACCGTCAGCTTTTGCCGTTCCTGAACCTTCACCGAATGCAGTAACTTGAACTTTCTCAAAGTACCAATATTTACCGTTTCCATCAAGAACGATAACCGCAAGGTCTCTTTGACCTTCGCCAAGAATTTTGATTGCTCTTGACTTCGCGCCTTCTCTTCTGTGGAACATTAAGTTAATTGTTTGAGTAACAAAAGACGAACCGTTAATCAAGTCAATTGCAGCCTCTTCAGTGTAGTTTGAGGTGTTTCTTCTGAACTCGAACTCTTCGAAGTCAGCCGTTACCGTTATTGCTGTAATTGTCCAAGTCGCCAAATCGATGTCAGTCGATGGAGTTATTGTAACGTTCTCAAGGTCGTTAATATAAATTTTTGTAATAGAACCGATGTTGTTGTCGCATCCCCTTACTATGTTTTCAATTGCTGTACAAGCCATTTTTATAAGTATTAAAAAAGGGGTAAGGGCGAACCCAAACCCCCTTCAAATTAGTATTAAATTAATTAGTCAAAGCAAAGTGAGTAAACTACTATTTCCGCAGGGTTAGTGTAGTAGAAACCTACTTTCATATTTGCACGAGTTCTCAAGTAAGG